GGGGTCGCGGCCCCAAAAAGTGCACTTTGGAAAACCAAAATCCCTGTCCTCCATCACGAAAATAAAGCTTGCATTTTCCAGCACACTATGCTATAATGATTATAGAAACAAGATATAGGGATTCAGAAAGAGAGGTACATTATGGTAAGTAAATATGGAGAATTTAAAGGTTATGATTGGAACACTGGTTTGTACATTTCTCGTTATTGGGCAAAGCACTATCATCCTGAACGAGTAGCAGTTAAGGTAGAAGGTGGATATAAAACAATGACTCATGACGAATATAGAATATGGAGGAATCAGAAATGACAAAAGTTTCTACTTTAAAATTCGGAGATTTATATATGTGCAATTCAGCGTGGAATGAAGATACCTACATCGAATTATTAGATGACTCAGAGAACACAGTAACTTGTAAAGCTAGACACGCTTATTATTTCTTTCCAGATGCAGAAGTAAGTTGTTTCAAAGAAAATCAAGTAATATTCAGAGGGAAGGTGTTATAATGAATCACGAACAACTAGTATTAAAAGCAGTTCTAACAGCAAGAAAATATAACAAACAACTGAATAAGGAAGTTCTTATCTATAAGTACTCTCTCATATCTGACTCTCTTCTGAAAGCTTACATTGACGAACTCAATCTAATCCACGCAGAAGAGCAAGAATTCATTCCCGACGAACCCGCAGACGAATATGAATCTGAACCAGAGTACTATGAATACGAACACTATAACGACTATCTTTGGAACATGTAAAGGAGGATATACAATGAACTTAGATGCCATTCAATCAATCATGGAACAGTTAATAGAACAAACTTGCTCAGATAATCTCAGACTCTATCGTAATGATAGAGTCTGTTGTATAGAAACAAGTGAAGGCGAATCTTTTTCCGCTTATGTAAATGAGTTTGGGTGTATCACTCTTAATTCTCATTTCACTGGTTCAAATATTATTAATGGAAGAACATCCACATCTAAATTATACATTTCATTGTCAACCTTTGAAACAGCCCTAGAATATAATATGATGCATTATTTTCCAGACTATATAGAACGTTTTAAGAACGCCGCATTATGGGAGGATTAAATATGACAAATATAAATTTTCAGATTGAGGAATTCTTTAAAAGAGATATCCACAAATTCCTAGAGATAATACCAGCTAGCAACTATGAAGTTTCCGTTATGCCAATTCCAGTAACAGGAGAAACAAGCATTTCATTACTGTTTTATGGAGGTGAATTAACATATGAAGAAGCTTACAGACTTAGAGTAACATATTCTGATATTCGGGGAGTTTTAAAACCTGAGGGTGAACTAGAGATAATGTATTTGCAATATTTATTTGATACTTTCTTAACCATGGCAAAAGAATACCGGAGGACTCCAAAATGATTGAAATTATCATAATCGCTCTAACCGCAATAATATCACTCATAGTATATCTAATCGGCTGTTCCATAACTGCACAAGTTATAAAGCACATAAAAGACAATTTTTAAGTCCACTGTTACACCTGTTCTACACATTATAGAACAGGTGTATTTTATTTACAAATGTCCTGAAATATGATATAATAGAGTATAGCGACAAAGGAGGTGAACAAATGAAAAAGAAGATTGTGATACTAGGTTTTACGCGACAGGAATATGCGATAATTATGTTGGCATTAAGAAATGTGTTAACACGTGTAAACAGTGACCAGCAAGACGTGGCACTATCTTTAATAGACCGGATGTATTCTAAAATTGATTGTTTTGTAGATGCCGACGAATTTTATAAGGAGAGTAAGCCATGCCGAAAAGAAGAAAACGATTAACAGCCGTAGAAAAAGAATACCGTAGAATCCGTAAAAACTTGCAGTCTTGGGTACGTGCAGAAAACCGTCGTGGTTTTATTTACGACACAGAAAAGTTAATTCCCAAAATTCCAAAGAAAATTACTCGCGGTTCCATAAACCGCCTGAAAAAACTCACTCCTGAAAAACGACGCTCTTACGCAACAGCCTACGTTGATTTCAACACAGGAGAAATATTCACTCCTAAAGAAGGTCGTAAAAGATACCGTCAAGACCGTAAGCTTTATCAGCAAACCGGAAACATGGATGTGTTCGCGACAGCACCAGATATTTCCAGCATTATCCTAGAGAATTTTTATGACCTCATTTCGTCATATGTTTTTGGACGCTGGGATAGACGAGTTACAGACCGTCGTGATATGGCGAAAAGCTGGATAGACAGAATCGTAAATACTTATGGTGCAGACGCGGCGGCGCAGATGCTGGAAGAAGGAAAGCGCAAAGGAAATTGGCTATCTGCAAAAGAAGCATATGACGCAATCCGTCTGCAAGCATCATTGAACGAAATGCTAACATATTTGAAAGTACCAGAAAACGAAAAAAGGTCATTCATGGAAAACGAATTTTATGACGAGGAATAGGACGGTATAATCATGCGAATATTTTCGTGCGACTTTGAGACAACTGTAGATGATGATACAAAACAACAAACGAGTACGGAAGTATGGAGTGCGGCTATTGCAGAACTGTATTCAGATTTCGTTACAGTATATAATAATATTCATGATTTCATTAAGTTTTTTCACAATCTTTGTGAAGAAAAAGTGATTGTCTATTTTCATAACGTAAAATTCGATGGTAATTTTCTGCTGAACACTCTTATGGAAAATGGATATAAATTCCATCATCGGGAGAAGCCCTACGAAAAACTTTATAAAGGAGAGTTCGACGCAATCATTTCAGGCCAGAATCGTTGGTATTCCATCACTGTCTGCACAGGACGGACATTAATAGAAATACGAGATAGTGCAAAGCTTATGCCAATGACGCTAGCACGTATGGGAAAAGCTTTTAATACGAAACATCGTAAACTAGAAATGGAATATAAGGGTGAACGCCATGCCGGCGGTTTGATAAAACCGGAAGAAATGCAGTACATAATAAACGATGTTTTGGTACTGAAAGAAGCTCTTGAATTTATGCTGGATTCTGGGAATACACGATTAACTATAGGGAGTAATTGTATAGCCGAATATAAAAAGTGCTTTGATAAAGAGCAATGGAATGCAATGTATCCAGACCTTAAAGCAATTACACTTGACGAGCAAGCTTATAAATACCCAAACGCAGACGCATATATACGTCGCTCCTATCGGGGTGGATGGTGTTTTTGTAACCCAAAATATATGAATAAATGGATAGACCTAGATGGTATGACATACGATGTTAACAGTCTTTATCCATCTGTTATGCATTCTAAGAGCGGGAATATTTACCCTGTAGGAAAGCCCACATTCTGGACAGGCAATAAAATACCCGAAGAAGCATTGAAAGAGAATAGAGTATTTTTTGTGAGACTAAAAGCACGGTTTACAATAAAGCCTAACCATTTGCCTACGATGCAGATTAAAGATAGTCTCATGTATAAGTCCACGGAATGGCTAACCTCTTCGGACGTTCAGTTTGGCGGTAAAAAATATGCATATTATTACGATGCAGACGGAATACTGCAATTAGCATACGCAGAATTTACGTTAACCAGTCTTGATTATAAGCTATTTTTGGAACATTATGATATACACGAAATTGAGATTTTAAGTGGATGTTATTTTAATGCAATTGCTGGTTTGTTTGACGAATACATAGACAAGTATATGGCTATGAAAATGAATTCTGAAGGTGGGGCACGAGAAGAAGCAAAGCTTTTTCTTAACAATTGTTATGGAAAGCTTGCCACAAATGATGATAGCAGTTATCAGGAACCGTATTTAGACGAGGATGGAATACTCAGGTTTATTTTGCATGAAGAGCACAATAAGAAAACGCTTTCAATAGCACAAGGCAGTTTTGTAACATCTTATGCACGATATTTTACAATAACACATGCACAAGCAAACTATGATAACTTTATTTATGCAGATACAGACAGTTTGCATATGTTTAAATGTACACCAAACAAAATCGAAGAACATTCCTCAAAATTGTTATGCTGGAAATTAGAATCAGAATGGAGCCGCGCAAAGTTCATACGCCAGAAAACTTACTGTGAATTTATCCGCAAGGAAAACCATAAAAAAGTAACCCCGCACTGGGAAATTAAATGCGCTGGGATGCAAGACCGCACGAAACAGTATTTGCTTGCTACAAGACCTATCTCATGCTTTGATTATGGATTAACGTTAAATAGTCAATTAAAGCAGAAGCAAGTGAAGGGAGGGATTCTTTTGGTGGATGCAGATTTCACACTTTACAAGCAAAAAGCGTACAAGCCGCCGAAATCTTTTGGTAAAGTGCTTGACAAAATACAGTAAAACATGGTATAATGAATTGTAACAAGTTAATAGACCAAAACGAAACAATAGGCACATGAAAGGAGAGGTGAGAATATGAGAGGTCATATCACCAGAACATTCAAAATCACAGAAGCTACAATCGCGTATTTTGATACGCAGTCAGGACAGGTTGTAACCCTTCCTGAAAAGATTACCGGAAAGAAGCTGGGGGACACAAAGAAAATCCTTAAAGAAGCAACAGCAAAGTGGCCTGAACATGAGGGCAAGCTTATCTGTCTTGGAACAGCAACAGTAGAAGAGACAAGAGCCATGAGCGAAGAAGATTTTATTAAGAATTCTTTTGTTGTACCAGATGGAGACGCAGAAATTAAGGAAGCTTTCGGCGTAACGGAATAATCAGTTATCAATGTTAATGAATATGACAAATAAGGAGAGAAAAAGAAAATGAGAGATTTAATTAACACCACTACCGACAAAATGATGCTTTACAATGCGCGTACTGTAAACGGTAAACAGATGCAAGACTTTGTGGGCGATGAGTTTTCCGTAACTGATATCGTGCAGTACGAAACCGAGAGAAAGAACACAAAGGAACCGGAACTGGGAGTATGCACCGTACTGTTTACGGCAGAAGGAGAAATGTACACAACTATGTCCCCTACGGTAAACGATTGTGTTCAGAATCTTGTAGACATTTTTGGAGAACCTAGCGCAGAACACCCTATCAGGGTACAGATTGCGTCGGGCACATCTAAATCAGACAGAGAATTTTTACAGCTTAAAGCTATCTAAAAAACACATTTTTATATATCTGCAATTATTAGGGGCGTGAAAACGTCCCTATTTTAATATAAGGAGGAACACATGGGTAAGTACTATGACATATCCAGATTGCTAAGCAAGAAAGACCTGAATGGTAAAACACCAGAATTATTTATTGTAACAGGTAATCGTACAGCCGGAAAAACGTTCTCAGCAAAACGCACAATTTTTGAGGATTTTTTGAACGATAATAAGCGTAAATTTATGCTACAATACAGATACAACTACGAGTTGTCTGACTGTGAGAATTCATTTTTTAGTGACATTGCGCAGCTTTACCCTCCTGATTTTGAAATGCACGCAAAGTCTGAAATGAGAGGTGCTTATAAAGTTTTGTATCTGAATGACACGGAATGTGGTTTTGCCACCTTCCTTAATAACGCCGACACAATAAAGAAGGTTTCCTCACGTTTTATAGAAGTGGAAAATCGGTTCATGGACGAGTTCCAGTCTGAGACTGAGCATTATTGTGAAAATGAGATTTCTAAATTTATAAGTATCCAGAATTCCATTGCCAGAGGGTTTGGAAAACAGACTAGATATGTGCGTAACATTTTATGCGGAAACAATGTCTCCATTCTGAATCCTTATTACAAGGCTTTGGGAATTCAGAAACGTTTGGAATCTGACACTAAATTTCTGCGCGGCGATGGTTGGGTATTAGAAGTAACGGAGAATCAGGCCGCAAAAGAAGCCCTACTTTCCAGTGGTTTCAACCGCGCTTTTAGTGAATCAAATTACGTACAATTTGCATCGTCAAATAAATACATGCTTGACACCTATTCGTTTGTTCGGAAATTGGAAACCAAAGATAAATATTACTACTGTACGATAACCATAAACGACGGTGTTTTAGGAACCGCAGAAAACATCGGTGTTTGGATAAACAAGGACTGTCTTTATTTTTCCAGCAAAGCAAACGAAAAATTCAAACTTAAATTTGCGTTTGATGCGAACTCCCATTTTGAGGATACCTATTTACTCTCCCAGCTTTCCGAAACGGCTATGTCATTCAAGCGTTATTACAATGCCGGAAAAGCGTGGTTTGAAAATGTGGATATCAAAAAAGAAATGCTTGACATATTGTCATATTTATGATACACTTATATTGAGTAGGAGTGTTTAAATTTTGGTAGACTGCTGAGGGAAAGCGGTAATACGCTGGCAGTCCCATACCGGCTTGCAATCCCGCATTTCGATTTTTAGACGCTCCTATTTCTTTAAATGTGGGATTGACGAAATAAGGGAAGGAGAAAGACGCATGAATGAGAAGCTTTTGAGGATGCTAAGACGGATAGCCGGAACAGAACTTGATGAAGGTGAAGTCTATGACGAAACTTTTATCGGTTCCGCAATCAATGAAGCGGCGGCTTATTACAGTGAAGTAGAACGTGACCGCGACAGAATCCGCGCACAGTACATTAATGACTTTACAAAACCCAGCGTTGCTGAGGAAGAAGTTATTACAGATATTGTGCAGAATGAAGAAAAGAAAGAAGTCCCGACAATTAAAATCGAGGACTACCTTAACCTTTAGAAGGAGGAAAAACAAATGGCAGTAAAAAATGCAGTATCCAACGTTCCCGCATTACTTGCAGACTTTAGAGCAAGTCTCGCCGGTACAGAGTATGAAGGACTTTTGCCTGAACCTGTTAGTACCAACATCCGTGAGTTCGGCGGAACTATGATGAATTATGAACCTGTAATGAACCGGTTCTTTGACTTTTTGGTGAACAAGGTTTCCTTCACCAAAGTTAACAAAATGTATTTTACGAACCCGTTCGGTTTTGCAAAGCGCGGCATGATTCCGTACGGATATACAATAGAGGATATCTGGGTTGACATTGCAACAGCGCACGCGTACGGAGAGGACACAGACCCTTGGGCGATGCTGAAAACCGAAAAGCCTGACCTGAAAGTTGCTTACCACAACCGTAACCGTGAGGACTACTTTAAACAGACCATTTGGAGACGGGATTTACAGGCCGCGTTTTACTCCGAAGAAGGCGTTGCGTCTCTGGTTGACCGTGTAATAAACGGAATGTATACCAGCAATGATGTTGCGGAATTCGCGTACACACTTGCATTGTTTGTAGATTATGTGGACAGTGGAAAGTTTAAACTGGTACATGCCGACGAACCAACAGATGAAGCTAGCGCAAAAAGTTTTCTTACCGCTCTTAGAATTGCGTCTAATACGTTGCGTTTTCCGACACGGTCTATGAATGCCGCTGGTGTTATGAATACAACCTCTCTGGAAGACCAGCGTCTTTTTATTACTCCAAAGGCAGATGCTGTTACCAGCGTACAGGCTTTAGCATACGCGTTCCATATGGATGAAGCACGTTTTCTTGGAAGAATAACACTGATTCCGGAGATTCCGAATCACCCAGAAATTATCGCTATCATTGCGGATGAAGAATTCTTGAACATTTATGATAATCTTTTCGAAGCAAACGATTTCTATGACCGGGAAAAACTCTCTTGGAATTACTGGTTGCATGTATGGCAGACTTACTTCCTTTCTCCGTTCCACAATGCAATTGCGATTACAACTGCGGCTCTTCCGACAGTCACCAGTGTAACGATTGCTGGTGCGGACACCTACACCCCTGGTGGAAGTTCTGTTTACACGGCAACAGTAACCGGAACAAATAACCCATCTCAGGCTGTAATGTGGTCTGTTCTCGGAAATACATCTTCCAGTACACGTATGAATGATCAGGGCGTGCTGAGTGTAGGCGCAGAAGAAAAAGGAGCTCTTACTATTTACGCTACGCCGTATCTCGATAACTCCGTACATGGGGAGAAAAAAGTGACTGCGGCAGGTAGCTGAAAATAAAGGCGGTGCATGAACATGGAATTTATGTCAGATGTAGAAACAAGAGCAATGCAATCAAACGTATTCCAGCTTTTAGGATATATTCCTGTAGCGGAAAATCGTCAGCTTTATTTTGCGTCAGAAGCGGCTAGAGATAGCTATTTTGACGGTAAAGTGATTGCAGGAAATTTTACGTTTAAATACATACGCGAACATAGGGCATTACAGGTTAACTACAATGCGGAAACGTTACTGGCTTCTAACTACATGCGTTTTAGAAACACGCAGTATAACGGTATTTGGATGTACTGTTATGTAGATGCAATTGAGTACGTTAACCCTAAGACCTCTTTAATACGTTTTCATTTGGACGCGTGGCAAACGTATTTTAATAACGTAGTAATACGTGATTGCGATATTGCGCGTGAACATGCGCCGCGAGGTTATGCTTACAACTATAATACAGTAGTGGAGCCGGTTGATTATGGAGATTATGTTATCAATCAGGAAAGTGTATACACGCTTGATTCGCTGTCTGAGGTTAACACCTATTTGATAATTTCCACAGCTGACCTTGTTAATTCAGGTGGAACCGAGGACGAGATAATTATAAAAGGTGCTCCGGGGTGCGAAATTAACGGTTTACCTTCTGCCGCTGGAATTTATTTTGTTGACGAAAACACGTCAAGTTTGCGTGACATTTTTGCAAGCTTATCTGACTATGCGTGGGTGGCACAATCTATCATTTCGGTGTTCCCTTTTCCAGCGGATTTCGTTCCAAAACAAGGGATATTTTCTAGTGCCATGGGATTTAGAATCGGTGTGTGCTACGGAAATACAAGTCCTAGAAAACGTGTAATTGATATCAACTGGCAGTCCATGTTACCAGCGTACACACAGAAAAAATTATATTGTTACCCGTACAGCTTTTTTGAGATAGTGATGCCGTCTGGAAACAAGGTTGTTTTAAAGCCGGAATTAATAAACGGTGCAACGTTATCTATTTCCATCACCGGAAGTCCCATACCAGATGGTACACTATTAGCGTCGGCAAATGACTATGACGGAAACATTAACAACAGTGATTTACTAAACGCTGGAACAAGCTTTTCAGGTTTCCCGTCATTTCCTGTGCAGAACAACCAATTCATTTTGTCAAAGTCACAAGCAGTTAGTACTAACAATCTAGTGCACAGCCAGAATCGTACAAATATTGTTATTGGTGCAATCTCCGGTTTAGCAAGTGGAATTGGTCAGGCAGTTTCAAACGAGGGTGACGCAAGCGGAATTGTTAACGCAATTGCGAATACGTTCCAGAGCGCAGTTAGGGAACAGCAATCATCCGAGAGAGACAGACAGAAAATTGATATGATGCAAAGCGCGATAGGTCTTGCTGGAAACTCGTCCGGTGGAAGTGAAGCGGTATTGATGGCGGTAAACGGTTCTCTTGATGTTATCATACGCGCGTATACGGTTAAACCAGAATTCCGTTCTAAACTGCAAAGTTACTTTGATGCTTACGGGTACAAGTCTAACCGTATCGGAATACCATATTTAAACAATCGTCCTAGATTCAATTATGTAAGGTGTAATACCGTTAACATTTATGGTAATATACCGAATGAGCATTTAGATACCATAAGAAGCATGTTTTTAAACGGCGTGACATTTTGGCACGATTATGAAAACGTGGGAACTTATGGAAATAATGAATAGAAAGGAGGGATAAAATGGGGAGACGCAGTATAAGCCGTGATCCGCTCGGTCTGTGTGGCGTAGGGTATGACCAGAAAATTATGAGCGGTGTAAATCGAGATTGGACGTACTGGAATTATCTTAGATATCTATACGTTTTAGCGATTAGCCGTTTTAAGTGGAATAATTTGCCTGATACCGTTTCAGAACGAGTGATAGAACAGACGCTAATTATGAAAGGAAATTGTCTGTTTTTTGAGAACCCGGTTATAGGCATGGTAGCCCTTCCTTCCGCAAACACTGGTAAATTTAACATTTACAACATTCCCAGAATCCGTCATGTTAATACGGCAAACGGATACCATACTGTACGGTATGAAGATAACAGTGTTTTGGTATTTAATGATGCGACCTATTCTCCGTTTGTACCAATCATCGAATATTATGCGCAAAAGTTGGCGCGTGTGGAACTCGCAAAGGATGTAAATATTACCTTGCAGATGAGACCTAAAATTATTCGTACGAACAAGGACAACGAGAATTCGATGCGTCAAATGATTAATAACACGCAACTCGGTTTACCGTATATTTTTTACGATGATTCAGACGAATTCATTTCTGAAACTGACAAACCGGAAGTTCTGGATTTAAGTACACCAATTATTACGGAGCCGCTTGACAAAACAAAAATGGCGATTCTTGGGGAATATCTTTCATTGCTAGGTTACAACAACATTTCCGTGTATAAGGCGGAACATCTTACTGTAGACGAGGGTAACGCAAACAATGAGCACATTATGGGATTCAGAAATAATGCTTTGAGAAGCCGAGAAATTGGTGCAGAACAAGTCAACCGAATGTTTGGAACTAACATAAGTGTAGAATTTGATGCAAATGCACTTGCTAAAGTTGATGGAACTTTACAGCCTAGCGATACCTCTGATAGAGAGGGGTACGGGACAGGCGAGACAGAAGAGAAAGAGGGTGACGAATAATGGCATATTATACAACAACATTACGTGACATAATTTATCATTATTCACAGGACAAAAACCCCGAAGCTCTTGCTAAACAAAACGCTGGTGAAGGGAGATACCCTTTCTTTAAACCAGAATATGATGTGCCTGTTTGGGAACGAATAGCAACAGCCGAAAAGAGCATGATTGACAAAAATATTAAGTTCTTCTCTGAACAAATGAAAGATGATTTCTTCCAGCTTTTTTGTACTGACAATTTGATGCGAGAAATTGAGTACGAAAGTGTTACGATGTTTTTATTACGATTTAATGGTAACATAAGACGCATAATATGGAGATACAATAAGCTTTACGAAATCATGCAGAAAGATTTCGACTTGTTAAATTCATTCTCCGACGAAACTAGCCGCTCGATTAATGAAGGAGAAAATACCGAAAACTCTGCAAACATGCACACCAGTGCTACAAACACAAACAAAAATGTGTATGAAGATACACCGGAAAGTGCTTTAGGTAATGAGGATTACGCTACTAACATAACTACAGACAACGGGAGTGGTAGTAGTGATTCAAATTCTTCTGACAAGGGAGAGCGAAAAAGAGATTTAACAGAAACGGTTACTCACAAGGGCTTTACAATTCCGCAAGGAGAAGTGCTCAAAAGAAACAGAGACACGTTACCGGATGTAATTGGCGAAATGGTGAGAGAGGTAAGCCGTGGACTGTTTCTCAAAATTTTTACATTTTAGAAGGGAGGAAATAATATGGATATCGAAAAACCTAAAAAAGTGTGCAATCCTCCATCGTGGCTTTCTCTTCCATCGGCGTGGGACTGGTCAATTTCTTTTGAGGAAAATCTCGGAAAAATCCTGTACAACGTAAACGTGATTGTGCAGTATCTGGAAGATTTACAGACGAATTATGAGGAATACACAGACAAGGCGATTGATGCTTTACGTGTAGAACTCACAGCTGTGATTGACCAGTTAAGAGATTATCACGACAGAACACTTGCAGAATTACGTACGTATGTAGACCAGCAAGATACGTTTTACTGGAATGAACATCTTAAAGACGTTGTGCGAATCGAGGGAATGATAACAGATTTACGTACATACGTTGATACTAATTTCAAAGATATTCGTGACAAGCACGCAAGCGACGTTGTTAAAATCTATGCGGATATGGATGTTATGAAGCAAAATTTAACTGCTTATGTTGATTCCAGCATAGAAAGAACAAGAGCGTGGGTTCAGGAAGAGTTAGACAAACTGCTACTGGAAATAGACGAAATTAATGAAGATGGATTCCGAATCGATAATCCGACAACGGGTTTGCGCGACCACGTTGGAAACACTGTTACGGATGTTTGGAATGCTTTGAGAGTTCACGCTATCACGGCGGCGCAGTTTGACGAGTGGTTCGAAGCTTTTGGAAATGTGGGGACTGACTTCCAGAAATTATATATGACAGCCATTGACTTTGATGTACAGGCTTACCGAATCATGTATGAAAAATACAAGCATCGGATTTACAATCCCATGACAGGAGAGTGGGGGAGAATCCAGACAGCAATAGAAGATGTTGCAAGCATGGATAACGAAATGTGCCTTACAGCAAGTGAACGGGATAACATTTTACAGTTTAATGATGCCGACTATAAGAAGTACAACGTGACCGCTTATTTCTGGGACAGAAGTTCTATACAGATTTTTGATACAAATAATATCCAAACGATAGAGCGTTCAGCAAATGGTTTCAAAAGAAAGTTTAAAATTGTTGGAACGTATGACGCACCAGAAGTTACAGAAGGCACTGTTCCATATCTTATCAAAGCAGGCCTTCCTGTTACTGCCAAGCGCATAGATTTAATCAACGCTATTGTGGCACCAGAATTAAGCAACAGCGGAACTTATCAAACAGTTTCCAGAAATTATCTGGAAAGCGTGGAACATAATTTATGGGAAGTTGACTTTAACGTAAATGTGTTAAACGTTACAACAGAAAACGATTTACACATCATAGAAGCCCCCGTAATTATGTACATCGAAAATGTTGCTCTTAAGGGAGGGATAGCTTAATGTTTACAAAACAGACTCCATACTACAAGCTCGGAATTTACAACAAAATGGATGCGCCGTATCCCAATGAAGATTGGACAGCAAACTTCGCAGAAATTGATACGGATATGAACAGCAATGGAACACTTGCAAACCGGATTTTACAGCGGGCAAATGAAATCATTGCTAGAGTAGCACAGATAATTTCCATTAATGTTAACATGAGGGAACAGTTAACATTGGCAGAAGCAAAATTTCATGAACAGGACGGTAACGCCACTACTGCGGTAACTGTTGCTACAAACGCCGCTACACTTGCTAACACCGCTTTGACAAATGCAAACAACGCGACAGACAGCGTGAGTAAATCGGTTGCACTGGTTACGCAAGCACAGCAAGCAAACAATAATGTCGCTATTTCTATTTCTGGTTTAGACCAGAGAATAGCCGCTCTGGAAAATGCATAAAAATGTTTCACGTGAAACATCTATAAGGAGGAATTCAAAATGAGTAGTACAAACAAAACACCCAACTATGGACTTCCGCAGTACATCAACACCGATAAACCCACATTCCTTGGAGACTTTAACGATGCAATGGGCATTATCGACAAGGGTATGAACGACAACAAAAATTCTGCTGGTGAAGGTTCCAATAAAATGGACGAAGCCAACGCGAGAATTGGGGACGCTGAGAAAACGTTGACTGAGACTCAGAATCAGGTGGATAGTATTAGCGGGTTAGCAGATACCATAGAAACTAAAGTTCAGACTGCGTTGACTCAAGCAAATGATGCGGCTACGAAATCTGGACAGGCTAATACCAATTCTACAGCGGCTGTGAATGCGGCGAATCAGGCTAGCACAGATGCCAATGCGGCGTTACAGCAGGCTCAGGGAAATGTGAGTCAGATTAATGGACTGGACGCGAGGGTTACAGCACTTGAATCAGCACCTAAAGTTACAGTAATAAAAACAAATTATTCCATTGGCTCATGGGCTCCGAATATTGCAAGTGGAATCAAAACTAATTCATTTAGCATAGACGCGCCTGACGGAACTAAAATTTCAAAGGTTAATTTAATAAATGGAAAGTCTTCAGGCACTGGCTCATCTCTTGTAGTTAGAGAAAATGACGTGTCAGGAGAAGTAATATTTCAATACTTAAATTCAAATTTTCCAACTACAGATGAAAAAGAATTATCAAATGAAGTAACAAGATTAAGTTTAGTTTACGCTCAAGATGCGCAAAGCGCTGGAAGACTTGATTTTAGTATAGAAATAACACTTGCTAAAAAATGATAACCAGTAACGCGTACTTACAGTTACCAGACATGACAGAAAACGCTACAGAACTATGGCCATTATTCAAAGCTATGGGATGGACAGAATATGCGATTGCTGGAATGTTCGGTAACTTGCAGACAGAAAGTACTTTTAATCCGGGAATCTGGGAAGGGTTAAATGCGGGAAATACCAGTGGAGGTTATGGTCTGGTTCAGTGGACACCAGCAACAAAGTACTTTAATTGGTGTAGAGACAATGGCTGGACAGACTATAGTAATTATGAGCACCAACTTGCACGGATACAATGGGAATTAGATAATCATGAACAGTATTACCCTACCAGTAAATATCCATTGTCATTTGCTGAGTTTATAAAATATACGCCTGACACAAGCATTGGAATGACAGACGAACAGTGTGTTAAATATTTAGCGGACGCATGGTTAAAAAACTATGAGCGTCCTAGCAATCAGAATCAGCCGAAACGCGGAAGTCAAGCATGGTATTGGTATCAGGTGCTTGCTCAAGGAGAACCTGAACCCCCTCCTGAACCCCCTACTCCCCCACCTGATCCACCACCTGAACCTGAACCAGAAAATGAATATTTATACTTATGGGAATGGAACGGAAATTTTTATCTTAAAATGACACAGAATCCATTGTATTTTTTACCGTGGCAAGTTAGACGTATTAGTACAGATATTGTAAAATATAGAGATACCTTGTTTTATTTTATTGGAAACGGGTACTACAAACCGAAAGGATAGAAATCATGAAAAATATGGAGATAACAATACACAGCGGACTTACACTTTTACTTACATGGATAACGGCAGAAACGCAAGCTATGTTTCCAGTCATGGTTATACTTCTGTGCTGCATGGTTGTGGATTTTATTAGTGGCTGTGCAAACAACGCGGAAAAAGAAGGTTTTAGCTCTAAAGCGGGTGTTAAGGGAATTGTTAAAAAGGTAGGATATTTATGCGTGATAATTGTAGCTATGTTCTTTGATTACATTATCATGTATACGCTGTCTATTATGGGGCTGAAATATGAGATTACAATGTTCTTCGGTTTACTGGTAACTGTATGGTTTATCTTAAATGAGTTGCTCAGTATTCTGGAAAACGTTGCTGGTTTGGGAGTGCCGATACCTGACTTTTTAACTCGCTATGTAAAAGACGTGAGAGGGAAGATAAATAAAAAAGGGGAGGAAAATGTACATGATTAAAGGTGTGGATTTAAGTGCGTTTCAAACAGATATTGATTGGGACAAGGCGCACAAAAGAATTGAATACGCTATTCTACGCAGTACAACACAAAACCTTAAACCAGATAGCCAATTCTATACACATGCCGCTAATTGTAAAGTATATGGCATTCCATATGACGTGTACAAATATATGTACGCCACAAACCAAACAGAAGCACATGAAGAAATGCAAAGTGTGATAAAACTTCTGCTTGATGTTTTCAAAGATAACGTAAAAGTAATTTATCTTGATGTGGAAGGTGATAGTTTACGTAAATTAGGCTCAGAAAAGTTAACTAACCTTATCTGTTATGAAGCCAATATGATAAAAGAAGCAGGATTTACGTTTGGCCTTTATACTGGATTATCTTTCTGGAATGAACACAATTTCAATCATGAAGAGGTACTAAAACTACAGCCTATTGTGTGGGCGGCCAGATACCCACATGATAATAAGATAAATTCTTATCCGATTGAGGAAGATATTCCCGTGGGAAGTTTGAATCCTAATTTGCCGAATCAGATAGGTTGGCAGTATACTAGCAAGGGCTTTATCGATGGAATCAAACAGAAAGTTGACCTTAACGCATTTGACGAAAGCATTTTAAGTTTGCACCCAAAAGAACTGTACAAACTGTTTCTGAATGACGTGTTTAACGGAGAGAGTATCAGCAAGGCTTTAGAAAGTATCGGGTTTGATGGAAGTTATGAGTATAGGAAAAAGATTGCGGCTGTTAATGGAATCCTTGATTATAAAGGAACGGCTGAACAGAATGTACTTATGCTGAATTTACTTAAAACTGGAATTTTGATTAAGCCTTAATAACATAAGAACGGTGGAGCCGTTTTGACTCCACCGCCTTGTTACTAATCGCGAGATTTCTTATGGATGTTTACTTTGAGGTTTGTTATCGATTGCGCGATTGAGAACAGACCTACTGCGATTAGTATGTTCGTGTCTCCGGAGTAAATGAAGAGTGCTAGAGAGAGTACGATTAGAACATAGTTTAGTACTATCATGTGGATTCACCTCCTTTGGGTTGGATTGAAGGTTTGACCATCCCACCTACAAGGAATTGTGTGTTAACATAAATTAAGTTCGATTGAGTTCGTCAATGTAAGCTTTCAGAAGAGAGTCAGATATGAGAGAGTACTTATAGATAAGAACTTCCTTATTCAGTTGTTTGTTATATTTTCTTGCTGTTAGAACTGCTTTTAATACTAGTTGTTCGTGATTCATTATAACACCTTCCCTCTGAATATTACTTGATTTTCTTTGAAACAACTTACTTCTGCATCTGGAAAGAAATAATAAGCGTGTCTAGCTTTACAAGTTACTGTGTTCTCTGAGTCATCTAATAATTCGATGTAGGTATCTTCATTCCACGCTGAATTGCACATATATAAATCTCCGAATTTTAAAGTAGAAACTTTTGTCATTTCTGATTCCTCCATATTCTATATTCGTCATGAGTCATTGTTTTATATCCACCTTCTACCTTAACTGCTACTCGTTCAGGATGATAGTGCTTTGCCCAATAACGAGAAATGTACAAACCAGTGTTCCAATCATAACCTTTAAATTCTCCATATTTACTTACCATAATGTACCTCTCTTTCTGAATCCCTATATCTTGTTTCTATAATCATTATAGCATAGTGTGCTGGAAAATGCAAGCTTTATTTTCGTGATGGAGGACAGGGATTTTGGTTTTCCAAAGTGCACTTTTTGGGGCCGCGACCCC